GACTGACCGACTGACCGACTGACCGACTGACCGACTGACCGACTGACCGACTGACCGACTGACCGACTGACCGACTGACCGACTGACTGGCTAACTAACTAATTCTACTTTTAAAAACCCTATATAGGAAAAATTTTAAAAAATTGTATATAGAAGTTTTAAAACTTGGATTAGTTAGTTAGCCAAAAATATTTTATTTTTTTCTTGACATTCCCTTACATATGTAGTATATTATAGTAGGACCTTTTACACCTATTACCAACGACGTGAAAACCTCTAATTTTGGCTAACTGATTGGCTAACTGTTTCATTTTGAAACAGTTCGCCTCACGATGGGTCGATTTTGTAAATTTGGCTAACTGATTGGCTAACTGATTGGCTAACTGATTTCAGTGGGTCGATTTTGGATTTTAGGAGATTTTATGGGAGTCATTCAATTCTCTTGGGTTGAGGTAGGTATTCTTATAACCCTTGTTACTGCAGCTTACACATTAGGTCAGATCATGAGCAAGAAGCAAGACAAAACAGTCTGTTCAAGTAGGCATGATAAGTTATATGAGAATATGGCAGAGATTAGAAAAGACATTACAAGTTTAGGAACTATGCTTGCAGAACTAAATGTAAGATTAGAAGCTCTACAACGTGAGATAGATATTATGGCTAAGTTGGACAGTATAGAAAAGAGGTTGAAAGATGGGCAAACCTGACTTTGAAATCGCCTACGAGAACATACCCACTCTCGCTGTTTGTTTTACAAGAACAGAGAATCCTATCTGCAATGCAATTCGTTTCTTTCGTGGCGGTAAAAAGGCCGTAGATGATTTGGCCTTCCCTAACCACTGTTTTCCTGTTTCAGAGAGTTGGGGACAGAAGTATGCTTGTGAAGAGACGATTAAAGGTCTTGTAGAAAATAGTATGGAGAAATACCGGTACAAGAAAGAACGAATAGTTGCCTGTTATTACTGGACAGGCTGGGATGATAAAGAAGTTCGGGAGATGGCACTTGAACGTCTTGCCTATATCCGAAGAAAACAAGGAGACAAGACAACTAAACTCGGTAAATACAACTCACTCGGTTTGGGTCGATTTTTACCTGTTATTGGTAAATGGAAGATCTTTAACAAGGACTCAGAAGCTGACTGGTGTTCAGAGAACACAGCTTCAATCCACATGCTTTGTGGAGCAAACTTTATAAAAGACAAGCACATTGCACCAGATCAACTTTTAAAAGCAATGCAGAGTAGCAAAGAATGCAGAGCAATACTTAACTACTATAGATATTAACGAGAGGAAATAAAATGGTTAGATCAAATGAACTTTATGTACCCATCTCGTGGTTTGTACAGCAAGGTGTTTTTCCTAATGAGGTATCTGCACGTCAATTCATGAGAGAGTGTAATATTACACCCACTGCGGAGGGTTATCCGATTTTTGGCGTGATGAGAGCACTGAGGGAGATAAGTAAAAGGACAAGAGGCGGAGGGCTTACAGAACTTGACCAAGAGCTTAAAAGAGAAAAAATTCAAGCTCAGCGGATAAGTAACATGCTTAAAATGAAAGAGCTGATAAGCAGACAGATGGCAGTCGATAGAATGAGAACAACTCTTCAAGCTGTCGCTAATAAAGTAAGATACGCTATTAAAACTGTAGCGCCTCGTCTCGTTGCTTTAACAGATGTTCATTTAATTGAAAACATATTAATAGAGAATCATAATATTGCAATGGAACATCTTGAGAATGAGGCTAAATCATTAGAGACTTGGGAGGTATATGGACTTAATATTCAGCAGGCAGGAGAGAGAGTGGTTACAAATCCCGAAGAGAATACCGGCAGTGGAAGTTGTAAAGAAGATTCGAGTTTCGACCAGAACAAACCTGTTGGACAGAATAGACCTTTCCTTGACTCCTTATTTGATAGATCCGATCAGTCAAATAGGGAACTATAAGATACACTGGTTAGGCATAATTGGACCCACTCAGTCGGGTAAGTCAGTCTTCCTTCAGGCTTCTGTAGCAGACGCTATAGATCAAGACCCAGGTCCTGGGTTATACATTCTACCGGATGAGACTACTGGTAAAAAGCACTTAGAAGAGAAACTTGTTTCTATGATAAATGCTTCTCCTGAACTTGCTTGTTATAAAACAGATAAAGTTAAGGACATCTCTCAAGAGCAGATTAGACTTCAGCACATGACTATTTATCCTGCATGGGCAACCTCAATTGCAACAATGAACTCTTTTCCAATGAAAAGAGTTTGGTTGGATGAGGTACGTTTGATGTCCTTAGCAGTGGGTCAAGAATCAAATGCTATTAAATTTGCAGGAGATCGTTTAACTACCTATTTTGAGTATGGTATAGGCCAAGGTTACATGGTAAGTTCTCCTTCTGTAGAAGGTGACTTACTTCATCAACAGCTCAGTATCCCAGGCACGCTATATGTGACTTGGCAAGTTCCCTGTCTCAAATGTGGAGAGTATCAGGAACTTGACTTCTTTGTAAATCTTAAACTTGTGAAAGGCGAGCCTAAATGTCTCTGTAAGTATTGCGGTGCTGAGTTTAAAGATGATGATAAAAAGAAAGCTTTTAACGCTCATGGTAGGTATGCAGTAGTTGAGTATGAGGACAATCAGTGGAAACCTACGCGTATTGAAACAGACGGTACGCTGGAGCATCCCTTTGAGTATGGCGTGGGTCACAATAGAGTCTTTTTTCATTGGGACTCTATGGTAAGTCCTTTTCGTTCTTTTCAAAGAATCTGGAATGAGTTTATTCAAACAAAAGATAAATTACATGACTATAAAAATTTTTATCAGTGTTGGCTTGCTAAATTCTGGATAGACGATAAGTCTAAAACTACAACTATTACACTGAAAAACAGACGTAAAGATGAACTTTATAAAGGAGATGTACCTCCTTGGACAAAAGTCCTTACCGCAGGAATAGATACTCAGGATAAAGGATTCTATGTTGTAGTAAGAGCTTGGGGTCCAGATAAACTGACATTTGTTGTAGACGAGTTTTTTATTAAGTGTGATATTGAAATTGCAGACTATAAAGAAATTGTTGATGCTTTCAACACGAATCTGTTTAAGCGCGAGTTTGGTCCTTTAAACAACAAATGGCGAGTTCCTTTAGCAGCTATTGACACTGGAGGACATAGAACTAAGCAACTTTATGGAGCTGCTGAGTTTTTACCTCAATTGATTATGGTCAAGGGAGCTCATGAGACTCAGAGAATAACAATTCAATACAGTAAAGACTATAACTTATACTTAGTGAGAACAAGTGAGTACCTTGAAGAAACGGATACAAGATCTCAGCAAGAAAACTTTCTTTTACCGTGTGATGTCAGTAAAGATTTCTTGGCTCAGTATTGTGCAATCCGTAAAACGGAAAATCAAAATAAGAAAACTGGTGAAGTTAAAACTGTTTGGAAGAAGATAGGTCAAAATGATTTTAGAATGGCTGATGTACACGCTTTTATTGTTCTTGACATACCTACAGAAAAAGGTACATTGAGACATCAGCTTGATATACCAGATTTTAAACTAAACCCAGTGGCTGAAGAGAGGAAACTGCGAGAAGCAAGACTGTCTCAGTCTAAAAGAATACAAGAATCGACCCACTTTAATGATTATGAAATTGGTGATTTTAACTGGTAGAAGAATGCGAGGTGAGATATGGCCTTTACGTCTTGGGCAGCAGAGTATCAAAGAGCTAAAGATGCCCTTGCCAGTCGATCGTGGGATTCTTATTTCATGAGTTCTGTTGAAAACCATGAGGAGATGAGAACTACATATACTATTCTTGGGAACATAACAGATTTTATTGACTGGTTAGCTAAAAAGGCATCTGAGGAAGCTATGGGTGCAGAAGAAGGTAGTATTCCTATGTGTGTAGGAGGCTACTAATGGCTATTTTTAAAGGGGCAGAAACCAATCCCTTTAATATTGGGTGGAATATTGTTCCTGAGCAGAGTCCGGATAAGGACTTGTCTCAGGAAGACTCACTTGTAAATTTAAGAAAACGCAGTCATCAATTAATTCGAGATAACCCCATTGTATCAGGAATTCAGCAGGCTTATATCAATTTAATAACTGCTCAAGGTCCTGCAATTTACAGTGGGTCGAAAAATAGAATACAACGAGACCAGATAAATAAATTACTTCCAGAGCTCTTTAAAGCCTGTGATATGTCAGGAACAAAGAGTTTATATAAAATATTGGAAGAAATAATTTCATGCTCTTTTGCAGACGGAGATGTTTTAATAAATCTACCTCTTGATAAGAAAAGGTCTGGAATTAGAACAGTAGTCGAATTGATTGAAGCACATAGGGTCCAAACACCAGAAGAGTACGAACGTGATGAAGTGATGAGTCAACGTGTTCGTCATGGCGTGCAATACGATGCAGAGGGTCGGATTGAAGGATACTGGGTCAAAAAAGCAGATAAAGTAGATTATTCTTATCGCAACAATAAGGATAATTTTACTTTTTACCCTATGTATAGAGAAGTAGATGGGTACAGAAGAAAGGTAACTTTTCTCTTTAAAGCCCCATTAAACAGTAGACCTCTTGCAAGTCGCCAATATCCTTTAGTAACACCTATAATTCCTTTTATAAAGAATTTGGATGATTTTACCGAAGCTACTATAATTGGGGCGCGTGTAGCAGCTTGTTTTTCAGCCTTTGTTACTGCTAAGAATCCTAATGCGGCAATGAAGGCAATGACTATAGGTCCTGATGGAAACGCACAAACAGATCCTAATGCTTCTAATAGAAGGTATACAAAATTACAGCCAGGTACTATAATGTACCTTAATATGAACGAGGAAGTTAATTTTGCTGCTCCTAATAGACCTGGCGATAACACAGATAGCTTTACATTAAGAGCACATAAAATTATTTCTATGACTTTTAGAATACCTTATATTTTGACATTCTTGGATACAGAACAAGTTTCTTATTCTTCTTGGAGGGGTGCTGTTCTTGACACTTACCGTCTTGTTAAAAGATGGCGAAGAGATTTGAATGATGTGCTGGATTGGATAGTAAGCACCTGGGTTCTTGAAGGAATAAGTCTTGGTTTGATCCGTGGGTCACTTTCTACTATAGACCTCCGAAAGAGATGGGCTTCGTCTGGTGTTTTGGACAACGAAAAGGAAGCCAGAGGAAACAAGATTGAACTCCTTAATGGGACTAAATCGAAACAAATGATTTGTGATGAACAAGGTATTGATTTTGAGGAAGTCGAGGCTGATAGAGAGGAAGAGGCTCTCAGAGAAGTTGACCTCCAAGCCAAGATCCTCAAAAAGAAAAAAGAGTATGCAGAGAAGGATGGAATTATCTTTCCTGATACTGTAGAAGCTGAGGAGGCTAAAAGAGATACTTCTAAGTCTCGAAGAGAAGGCGAACAAAAAGGTGAAGACTTGGACGAAGAGGATGCCAAGGAAAGGAGAAAAGAAGATGGTAACTGGTAGTCATCTCTTAGAGAGACTTAGCACATCAGTTTGGTATGTTAGACCTGAGTTTCTCCAAACAATGCAAAATATATTGGAGTTGAAATTTGTAGATAATCTTAAAGTAGACCAAATAAAAGAACTTTTACGTGTAGATGAAAAGAATGAAGAATTACAAGCCAACACGCCCTACAACGTAGTGGGTCGAAAAATGATTATTGATATAAAAGGTACACTGGTAAACGAGGCGTCTTGGTTAGATTCGTGTTGTGGCTTTGTAGGGATGGATAAGATTTCTACATTGCTTTCAGACGCGGAAGATGACCCTAAGATAGAGCATGTAATCTTGAGGTGGTCGAGCCCAGGCGGTTCAGCGATAGGGTGCGAGGCTTTATCCAATCAAGTTTACGCTCTCAGAGATAAGAAAAGAGTTACTTCTTTAGTAGCAGAACAAATGTGCTCCGCCGCTTACTTTATAGGTAGCGCAGCGGATGAAGTATATGCTGAAGATCCTGTAAGTCATATAGGATCTATAGGAGCCCTTCTGCTACACGTAGATCAAAGTAAAATGGACAACGATCGTGGGTTGAAATTTACTTATATCTCAGCAGGAAAATATAAAACATTAGGAAACCCACACGAGCCTTTAAATCCAGAAGCTTTCTCAGAGCTTCAGAATAATATAAATTATTGTTATGAAGTCTTTTTAAAGGCAGTTCAGAGAAATAGAGGAATTAGTGCGGAGGAGACTGCAAGTATGGCAGAAGGCCGTGTTTATAATGCAGGTCAAGCTCCTAAAATTATGTTAGATGGTATTACATCTCTAAACGATATTCTTTCATGGTAAAGGAGGATATATAATGCTTCCAATAGCGGTGAAGAACGCTACACTTGAAAATCTTAAAGAGTTAAATATTGATCTTTACAACCAGGTTTTTGCTCTGGGTCAGGAATCAAAGAATAATGAGATTTCAGCACTCAAAGCAGAAAACCAGAAATTGAAGGATGAAGCTGAGATTCGTAAAAATGCCTTTAAACTTGGTTTGGTTGAGGAAGGAGAAAAGTTGATTGCTGAGAATAAGAGCGTAAGTGAAGCTCTTAGTTCTCTTATTCAGAAATCGATTGAGAAGCCTAAGGAACAACAGGCAAGTAATGAACTTAAAGGTATATTTGAGAAGACAGCTCCCGATGCAGCAGGTGCAGGCTCAGAGGGAGATGTAACAATTGATACAAAAGAAAAAGCAATTACTTTTATTAAAAAGACTAAAAGTCCTAAAACAAATGCTGAAGCTGTTCGTATGGCAAGGCAGGAATTTCCCCAGCTTTTCGTGGGTCACATTTTAAAAGGAGGAGAAATAATATGAGTTTCAGAGGATACCGTGTAGACGAGCTTCAGTGCGCTTGTTCAGGAACTTTGGAGCGTAATCGGTTCGCTACAATTACAAAAGCAACTAATACAGCTGCTTATGCAGGAGCAGGAGATGAAGTAGATGGAGTAATTACTGCTCGGAGCGCTAACAACAAGGTTTCTGTATATCCTGTGTCTTCTAAGAAGAGGACCTTTCTTATAAAACTGCTTTCTGCTGTAAGCAGGGGAGATGCTCTTTTTCCTGCTCCTAATGGGCAGGCAGTAAAATCAAGTTATAATGTGATCAGAGGTGTTACCGCAAAGCCGACCCCTTCTGCAAATGCCACTTACTTACTTCCCGCAGAGCCCACTGGTGAGGGTTGGGCAAATCATGGTAACGCAGTTGCAATTTATACCCATGAAGGTACTAAGTGGGCGTATGTGGATGTAAGTGCTACTGCAAATGTTGGGTTGACTGTTCATGACAGCGCAGAAGGTAAATACTATACATGGAACGGAACAGCCTGGGTTCTGGCTAAAGTTGCCGCTTACGCGAATGAAGCCGGTGTTGTTGGTGACGAGATTGAAGCGTACAGAAGCAAAGATCTCGACAGAGTGAATAGCGACATGCTTCCTGCCAATTGCAATTTTGGCATTGCTTTGATGGGTTCAAGCACTGCTGAGAATGATGCAAATGCTGAAGTAGTTGTTTCGGATAATAGAATCGCTGCCGGTGATATCGCAATCGTAACTATCGCAGGTCAAGCGGGAGGTTCTACTCCTGTTCACGTTGTGAAGGCTGTATGCACAAAAGGTACACTTACTGTTACATTGTCTGGCAACGGTGGTGCCGGTACTGTTATTAACTACATAATTGTCAGATCACTGTAAGAAGGGAGATTAATAATATGGGTGGACAGCCTCAGGCAGGAGTAACTCTCCGTAACGATCTTCGGGAACTTGTCGAAGAGATCTCTTTTGACGAGTTAAATCTTCAGGCAGAGAAAATTCTGCCTTCTCTGGGAGTAGTAGAACGGGCTGCAAGTTATCCTGTTCTTCCGAGAGAAGCTAAAATGAAAATACCGGATACTTCCCGTTCACCTAACGGAACGTATTCAAGAGGACAGTGGGAGTGGGGAACTGCTTCTTACACTACTGAAGAGTATGGTCATGAAGAAGCTGTGGATTTGACCCAGGCCCTTGAAAATAAAAACTATTTAGATGAGGAAGAGATTTCTGCACAGCTTGCGAAAGAAGGTCTTCTCCTCGCACGCGAATCACGTGTGGCAACTGCTCTTTTTAATGAGACAGCTTTTGCGGGAACAGCGATTACCAATCCCAGTGAGACCATCTTTGATGCAGCTACAGATTGTTTGCTGACTGTTAAAAATGAAATGGATGATGATACTAACGCAAAACCGTATGCAGTTTTTGATCTTGCCTGGAAAGTTCTGAGAGGTAAGAACGGTTTGGCAAAAGATCAGTATTCTGCTGTTATGTCAGATGATCTGGTTGATTACATTCTTCGCACTAAAGAAGTGATGGATTCAGTTGTGTATGTAGAACCTATCGTTAGGATGAGCAAGGAGAGGAAGAGACAGTTTCTGGCTGACTACTTGGGCATTAAAGAAATTGTCACGATCAGTTCAATCTTTGATACTTCAGGTCTTTCTCAGAATGCAAATATTTCTAAATTCTGGTCCAACGAATACTGCCTGCTTGCCAAGCTTTCTGACGGTCGTAAGACTTTCAGAGAGAGGTGTATAGGACGTCAGGTGGTGTGGACAAAGTACAGTCCTGACTATATCATTGAGGACTATCCGGAACCTCAGAAAAACTCCAGAGTTATTCGGGCAAGAGAATATCGTGGTATCGTAATCAATACTGACTACGGCGTTCTTTTGAAAAACATGAAGACTACAGTTAACGCTACAACTGGCATATAAGAGTAAAGGGAGTGGGTCGATTTTTCGACTCACTCCTTTCTTGTAAGGAGTTTTAATATGCAGATGACTCTTATGGGCAAAAAGTATGATGTGGCAGTGGGTTCATGTTGCAGTCCAGAGGAACGAGGGAAGTATATAACCATTCCAATTGATGGAAAAACTTTGGATGAGTTAGAAACTATTATCCACGAGATGCTTCATGCTTGTTTTTGGTTCCTCTCTGAAGAGGCAGTAACAAGAGCAGCTCACGACTTAGCGAGGAATCTATGGAGACTAAATTGGAGAAAAACCTCCAGAAAACAGTTAGCGAACTCAAAGAAACAATTAGAAGATATGAACAGAGTAATAGAAGAAAAAATATCGTAATCCCAACTTCTGGAGATACTATCCGTTTTGCTTGTTTCTCTGACCCTCACTATGGGTCGCTTTATGAACGTGTTTCAGATTTAAATGCCTTTTGTCAAAGAGCAGAAAAGGAAGAGTATAATCCAATTCTTTGTGCTGGAGATGTGTTAGACGGTTGGAGACTATATAAAGGGCAAGAGTTTGAACAACATAAAAGAGGTTTTAAAGAACAAAGTAAACATTTTGAGCAAGTTGCTCCTAAGCTTTCTTACGCAGAGATAAATTTTATAACAGGAAATCACGATGAGAGTTTTTCAAAGTTGATTGGAATGGACGTGGGTCAAGAATTGTCTGCAAAGAAACCTGACTGGAAGTACGTAGGAAACTGTTATGGTGAAGTGACTTTGACTACACGTAGTAAGAGGGACTTTGTTATTGCACTGATGCACCCAGGTGGAGGCACTGCTTATGCAGTCTCTTATAAAACTCAAAAAATCATTGAACAGTGGGAAGGTGGACGTAAGCCCAACATGATGGTTTTAGGACACTTTCATAAATCAGAACTTTTGCCCATGTATCGCAATGTAATAGGAGTCCAAGCAGGGTGTTTTCAAAGTCAGACACCTTTTATGGCGAGATTGCCCAGTGCAGCGCATGTTGGCGGTTGGTTTTTTGAGGTTAAACTCGGCAAGGGTTGTAATAGGATCAAATCTGAATTTGTTGCTTTTTACTGAGGTTGAAAAATGGCCAAAGGGGTTATTGTTAAAAATACTCTTACTCCTCAAACTAAAAAAATTTGTAAGGAGTTTAGGGCACAAATAATGAACGCTATTGCAGACTCTTTTGATCACATAAGAGAAGTTGCAGCAGCAAAGTATATTATTCCCAATAAGGTGGGTAGAGAAAGACGTCCTTGGATTCTTGCTAAAATGCAACCGGTAGATCCTGTTAGGTTAACAAGCAGAACAGGTGCTTTAATAAAAATGTTAAAAATTAAAGGACGTAGGCAGATGGGGAATAGAAGAATGCTTCAACACTCCCCAGGGATTCAATATTTTATTAATGTTGGAAATAAAGGAATTTCTAAGAATGAAACATACGTTGCAACGATGAATGCAATTATAAAAGATGCAAGCGCTATTAGTTCAAGAGTAACAAGTAAACAGCTTGCAGCTCGTTTCTTTTGGGACTTACCAAGAGGAATAAGGGGGAAAAGAAGACCTTTTATTACTCCTGCAGCGGAAGAAGAACCGATGAACTTTAGTAGATTGGTCAAGGCAAAACTTGATAGATTAGGAGTCACATAATGTCAAGTGTTATCTCAGTCATCAATGCAGGAATTGTTAACAAGCTTGCAACAAGTTCTTATCGACCCACAGTCTCTTTTGAAGGGGTAAAAGATCTTCTTGCTTCAAGTGTAAAGTTTCCAAGAATTGAATTAGATATAAATAAAGCAAAAGGTGTGGGATATGTCTGTCAACGTACAATTCAATGGTCAGTTCGCTATAGAATAATTGGTTATCTAAAGAAAACAAGTATAGCTGAC